GAAACTCGGTCGCTACTTCGCTGACCGCCATTACAACACCGTTCCGCATCGCTAACGTAAGCTTTGCGATTTCTCCGTTCCGTTGCTTTGCCACCTCGCAGAGCAATTCTTCCGAATCCCGCTTTTCGCGATGTAGCAAGATCACCGTATCCGAATCTTCCTCGACGCTACCGGATTCCTTTAAGTCGCTTAAAGTCGGCATGGTACCTTCTGCCTGCCTGCCAACTTGAGCCAAGACGACGACAGGAATCATTAGCTCTTTGCTGATTCTAACAAGCTCTTTCATGACGAACGAAACGCGAAGCTTTGGATCGCTGTAGCCTGGAGCCCGAATCAATTGAAGGTAGTCAACCACAACGCATCTACAGCCACGCCTAGCAACGTCGGATCTTATGCGTCCTTCGATTTGTGCGATTGTCCCAGAAGGCTTGTGCCAAAATTCCATCGGAGTGTCCGAGTCTTGCAGAGCCTTAGTCATTGCTGCGTCAAGTTGCTCGTTGGTATAGCTAAGCCGGTTAAGATCGCTGACCCGCATGTTAGACCCGCGAAGAACAAACCTCGATGCCATTTGCCGAAAGTTCATTTCAAGACTCACAAACAGCGTCGGCTTGCCAAAGGATTTCGCCATCCGATAGCAGACCTCCGAACCGAACGCCGATTTCCCGATTGATGGCCTTGCCCCGATCGTAATCGTACCAGCCGGAAAACCACCATCAAGAGCCGCGTCCAGTGGCTCGATGCCAGTCGCAAAAACCATCTGGCCGCCATCGGACTTGATACGCTCGCAATCCTCTAGGAAGTCAATCACAAGATTACCGATCTGCTTTTGCTGATCGCTTTCTCCGCCCATTATGCCAAGAGCCTGTGACATTTCACCAGCGAGCTCCATCGGATCGCAATTAGCCTCGATCGACTTTGCTTTGATCCGATCAATGAATGCCATCAGGTTACGCCGCTTCGAGTGCTTTGCTACCAATTCGGCATAGTACGAAACGTGATGCGGTTGACCATCCGTCAGCAACTCGATGAGCCTCTTTGCACCTCCGATAGCATCGACCGCTTTGACCCTCACAAGCTCCACAGCGACATTGGATCGAGTGATCGGTACGCCCATTTGCAGCATTGTTTGGATCGATTGGAACACCAGCCCGAATCCATCAGACAAGAACGACTTGCTGTCAACAAACTCCGCCGCCTGGTAAATCGTCTCTGGATTGCAGAGGATCCCGCCAAGTAGGTTTTCTTCATCCTTGAGCGTTTGCTCGATCATTTGAAGCACCTTTCAGGACGAACCTCAAGAGGCTGTCGCTTTGGATCTTGAGCAAACAATGGTAGCCCTCTGTTGCTGTCTTGAACCTTGGAAAGCCAAGACGATAGGAATCTAGGCATCCCGTTTTCCGTCTTTCGCTTCGATGGATTGTCACTGATCCATTGCATCGCCTTTCTTAGCTCAATGTCGATTTTGACTCCTGGGAAGTTTGCTTGGTACTCCGATAGCTTCACTGATGAGAGCATCCAAGAGTTCTTTCCAGCAAGCTTAAAGATGAATTCAGTGCGAAGCTCTGGCAGAATGGATTCGACAGAAGCCATGCTTCCTAAGGGGGATTCAGGAATCAGGAATCCGGAATCAGGAATCAGCCGGGCTCGTTCCGGAATTTCCGATACTTGCACCGTACTTGCACCGGGCTCGTCTGGTGCTGGTATGGTGCTTTCCGATTCTTTACAGTGCGGGTTCTGATGCTTTTCAAATTTCGGTATGCAAATATAGCCGCAAGTATTGACCTCATAACGAGTTATGAAACCCTTTGATGCAAGCTCGTTGAGTAGCTTTTCCGGATCGCAGTTGTCATAGGGCAGGACTTCAGCCTTGATTTTCTTCGGTCGATCCTCCAGCCTACCGCGACGATCTGCTACAGTCCAAAGACCGATGAATAACAACCTGGCCAGAGGGCTGACCTCAGCCAACATTTCATTGGTGAAGAACGACGGCTTGATGTTTCTGGCCCTAGGCATGATTGCCTCCTTGCAAACTAAAAATTCCCCCAACGGCATACGGTTGCAAGCCCAGGCGCGAGTACGCACCAAAAGATACCGTTGGGGGAATTGTTTCTTTTTTGTCGGGCTTGCAACTCGACTCAAGCATTTTATCCATGTTTTCACGCTTCGGAAATAACACAAATACCTTAAAAAGAGCCGCCCGCCCGTTAGAACGGACGGCCCTGTGGTAAGCGGCGTGGAGATTAAGCACTCGCTTACCGACGGTCGATTAGCTGATTAGGCCGGCTCGTACCGCGCACCAGTTCATTTGGCCGGACTCTTGCTGCAATGTTCAAAGAGCAAGCACCATTGCCGAGGCGAACTGACCTGAGGACAAGATCAATCGAATAGCGTTGGCTGCGATTCTTGCCTTGCTTGCGTTTGGATGCTTGCAAGGTTTTTGACCGCTTGCCTGTAGTAGCTTGGTTTTAACTCGCAACCAATACCGCGACGACCGAGAGCCACAGCACCATAGACCTCAGATCCCACGCCCATAAATGGAGTTAGGACTACATCGCCGGGATTCGACCACATTTCGACCGCGCGTTCTATCACATCGAGTTGCAACGGATGAACGTGCTTTTCGTCCTCAAGATCCCTTGATTCCTCGATGTTTAAAACTCGATCGATCCTGATATCCATCCAGACAGATGACGCATAGTTCCGCCAAATCCACTGCGAGTACGAATTGGTTTTCTGATCGCCAACCATACCGCGAAGATGTTTAATCTCGTCCGGTATTTTGTACTCACCGGCATAATCGAGGATGCCGTTTTCCTTCGTCACCGGAACCTTATTTTCGCCCTTCTTGCGGAACATTAAAAGGTAGTCAGCATTGGCAATTGAGCATCGGGTAGTATCTTCGCAAAAGGTCTTGTGATGCAACGATTTCATCATCGTTCGATTGCGAACCATTAGAGGCTCTTTCCAGATCACCCTGCGGCCCCCGTACTCGAACCCACGCGCCAAATGCTGCCTGATGATCTCACCCGGTAGATCGTACATCGCATCGCATCCAGCGTTGCTTAGCGGGATATCCATGCAATGAACCGCCGAGATTCTTCCGGGCGGTGTAAGCCTAGCAATCTGATCGATGCAGTAACCGTAGTGAACGAAGAACTCATCCTTGTCGATCGCATTGGACATATCCCGCGCGTCACTCGAATAAGTGTACAACCCTGCAAACGGCGGAGAGTAAACCGATAGCCCGATAGATTCATCGGGTAACTGTTTCATAACCTCAACGCAGTCACCGTTGTAAATTGCAAACTGATCTGTGATTTTGGAATCGCTTATAGCCATGCTGGAACCTCGACTTTCTTTGTATAGATATTAACTCGATCGATCTTTTGAGCGTTGGTCATTTCCTTAACCAACACCTCAAACATTTTCTTTGCTTGCTCTGCTTTGCGTCGCATGTTAGAAAGCACAAGTTCTTCGCCCTCTGTGGCAACCACATCGAGCGTTACAGGTCGCTTCTGACCAAAGCGATAGCATCGCCTTACGCTCTGGTAGTATTGCTCGTATGAGTGGCTAGCAAACGTCACGACGTGATTGCAGTGTTGCCAGTTAAGTCCCCATGCTCCGATCTTCGGTTTAATCACAAGAACCCTAAGCTCCCCGCTTTCAAACGCCTCGTACAATTCAACCTTGCGTTCATCTGGAGTCCTGCCTGCTACCTGTTTTGCGTCGGCAATGATTTCCTCTAGCAAGTCTCCTTCGTCATTGGTTTGACACCATACAACCGCAGGTCGATCGTGATTGACTAAGTTTGCTACAAATTCGCAACGTTCATTTAATGTGCGCTTGCGTTCTTCTCTTTCTGCGCCGAGGCCCCTGGCCGGAACATGCAAAAGGAACCCAGGCGGTGGGGTGCTGGCCTTGATAACGTGATCCCGCTCGATCAACTGAGGCAGGATAAACTTTCGATCATCGAACCCTAGATCCGAAGGCATTCGGCACGCTCTGGCCCATGATGCGACCCATCGCCAAAAGTGCTCGACTGCGTGATTCTTGAGCCTCCATTGACCGATCGTTTGAGCCACCCTAAAGGCCAGTTTCCCGTAGTAGTTGGAATCTTGTGCTAGCAGTCTTTCGGCCTCTAGCTGTTGCTTGGTTTCTTTCTTCTGGCCCTTGTCATCGAGTTGCCGAAAGAATCTTCGGAGCATGTCCGAGTGTGAAAGCTCTCCTAACGCTTCGCTCGACGTACCTAGTTCGATATAGTCGTTAGGAGCCGCCGTAGCTGTGCAAAGCAATCGGTAAGGCATCTTGAGCGTGAATCTCGTTATCTGCTTGCGAGTCTCCCCGTCAACCGATTTAAGGATGCTCGATTCGTCGCAAACAAAACCAGCGAAGTCCTTCGAGTCAAACAAGTGCAAACGATCGTAGTTCGTTATGACGATCTTCGATTCTAATTCGCCTGCCTTGCTACGCTTGGCCTCGATGCCAAACTTTTCGGCTTCGCGCTCGCTTTGCTGTGCAACCGCCAAAGGCGTGACTACTAGCACCCGCTTGTTAGTTTGCTCTACAACCTTTTGCGCCCAGGTAAGCTGCATTGCAGTCTTTCCGAGCCCACAATCAGCGAAGATTGCTGCCTTGCCTCGACGTAACGCCCAATCAACCAAGTAAGCCTGGAAGTCATACAGATAGCTCGGCATTTTACCAGGATCGAATCCGTGGTTGCCGCCCATCTGAGACTTCGATTCTATGAAGTCATCGTAATTCATCTTTATCAACCTCCGTTAAAGAACCATGCTTTTCAGCCTCAAGATCCCGAATGACCTTGAGCAACTCGATAATCATAGTAGCCAATGTCCCGCTAGTGCCTGTCCAGCAATTAGCAGAGCCAAACCGTCGAGCATGCTGCTCGATCTCAATCATGCGTTCCGGTGTCACCTACCAATACCTTTCCTTAACCAGCCCATCACCAATGAGCCGAGCGTTTAGCGAAGATGGAGCGACTGTCAGGATCTTTTGTTTGTTTGCAATCGCCCTTGGATTCAACGGCCAAGCATCGTAAATGATCGCCAAAAACCGCCCCTATTTATCGCGAAACTGCTGGCTCTTTGGGCCATCTATCGTCTGGACAACAACATGCCGCTCTAGCGGATACTCTATCGCAAGAGCCCACGCAAGATCCTTGCCGGCTTGCGTTCTCATTTCGGGAGCATCGATGCCGTAGAGTCGCATCTTTCTTTTTGTGAAACCTTCGAGACCAAGATCAATCATCAATTTGAATGTG